GCCGCCCGCGCCCAGGATGAAAGCACCACCGCCGCAGATGACCTGTTGACTATGGACACCGGCGCGAACGAAACCGCAGACATTCTATTGGAGGGATGGACATGAAGAAATTATCCGGCGTGGCGGTCGTAACGACCGCCGAAGGCGAACGCGTGAGCTACACCTACATGGAACTGGACGGCAGCGGCAACATCACCAGCCAGAACAACCGGGGGTCTTTTGTGGCCCTTGATGAAGAGGTTCTGGCGGCCATTGCCACGCTGAAAAATGCCGTGAACGCGCGGCTTTAAGGAGGAAACACCATGACCGATACCAAACGCATTAAAGAGTGCAAACGCAAGATTATTGCCGCGATCAATGAGGCGAAAATCCCCTTTGCGGTATCTGAGCTGGTTTTGGAGAACGTGCTTGCTGCCGTGCGGGAGAACATGGCAGCCGAAGAAGCAGCGGCGGCAAACATCGAAACTCCGAAAACAGAGGAAGAAAAAATGCCGAATTAAGGCGCTGAGGAGAAAAACGAATGAAACAGGGAACGCAATTTGCGCTGCCGGTTGAAATCGGCATGAGCCTGGACGAGGTAAGCCGGATCGAATTTGTGTTCAAACAGAAGAGCTGCAAAGGCTTCCCGGCCATCAAAACAAATACCTGGCCGGATGACTGCACCCGGCAGGAAGGGCAGAACATCATCCTTATCCCCTGGACGCGGGAAGAAACGTACAAGTTCCTGGGCGGCGAAGCATTGTACATGGACACCCGCATCACGTTGCGGGACAGCACTGACCAGCCGCAGACGGAGATTCTGGCGCTCAAAATGAGCCCGACCTTATTCCAGGAGGTTGATGATGCATGATCCAGGTGCGAGTGGCCCAACAGAGCGCCGTATCAGTGCGCATTGCCGGGGCGGCATCCGTGCAGGTGGACGTGACCGGCACCGCAGTGGTGGGTGCGCCGGAGTACAGCGGGCCGTATGACATCACGCCGTTGTTCTCGGCGCAGGTTTTGCCCACCGCAAAGCGGCTATTGCAGCAGAACCTAACAATCAAAAAGATACCTCAGTACGAGGTATCCAACGATTCCAACGGTTACACACTGATTATAGGAGAGGAGTACTACAATGCCCAATAAATACGTGAACAAGGTGGTTATTGGCAAGGAAACGAAGCTGGACCTTACCGCAGACACCGTAACCCCGGACAAGCTGGCCAAAGGAATCACGGCGCACGACAAGTCCGGCGCCCCCATTACCGGCACCAGCACCAAAGACGCGGATACCGGCGATGCCACCGCAGCCGTAGCGGAGGTTTTGACCGGAAAAACGTTCTACGCGCGTGGTGCCAAAATGACCGGCACAATGCCGAACAATGGCGAGGTACACGGCGAGATTGTTACCATTGCCGGGAAGTATACAATTCCCATGGGCTTCCATGACGGCGCTGGCGGAGTGGCTATCGCGGCGACCGAACAAGCCAAGCTGGTGCCCGCAAATATCCGCGAGGGCGTTACAGTCCTGGGCGTGAAAGGCGCTATGAGCGGAAACGAAGGCATGAAGCCGCAGACCAAAACTGTTACACCGACCTTTGAGCCACAGGTTGTTCTGCCCGATACAGCGCATAACTGCCTGTCTCAAGTTACTGTGCAGGCGATCCCGTCCACATACGTTGATAACGCCGCGGGCGGGCAAACCCTGACGATTGGAGGCTGAGCATGGCGGTCAACAAGGTTGTTATCAATGATAAGACCGTCCTTGATCTGACCGGCGACACCGTGACACCCAGCGATCTGGTGGAGGGTGTAACCGCGCACGATGCCACCGGCATGCAGATCACTGGCACTCGCCCCGCCACAAGCGGCACGGATACCAGCGATGCAACGGCGACAGCGAAAGATATTGCTAGGGGCAAAACGGCGTATGTGCAGGGGGCCAAAATCACGGGCGATCTGTACGAGACCGCAAAAGGGAAAACAAAAACCTATTTTACTTGGGGCTCTGAATATGTCACGTTGAAACGTGACGACAAAAGGGATTTAATCAACATAAAAATGCCCTGGATTGGCAACGACGAAATCATGCGGATCGATAGCTACATAGAGCTTGGAGCCGATGTTACTCTTTTTGGCGACGCTACCGCTGCGGACGTGATTTCCGGCAAAACCATGACATCTACGGCAGGACTGAAAGTTGTCGGTACCAACACCAATGATGCCGATACCAGTGATGCCACTGCAACGGCGGATGACATTGCCAAGGGCAAAACCGCCTACGTGCAAGGGGCCAAAGTTACCGGCACTGCGGAGCCTGCCGAGAGTAATAACAACGTTGAGGCATACGCCATCACGAGCACCAGCCCCAGCGTAAGTTTTAAGCGCACTGATGGGGCAATCAAGATCTGGGGCTACGGCACCATGACCAGTTCCGGCGGCTGGGGCCAGCAGACTACGAGCCTGGTCGCGTTTGAGGGCGACAAGTACCACAAGGGCGCCATATACGGCGGCCCAAGCAGTACCAGTTTGAGCCTAAGCATCAGCAACGGAAAACTGACTGGCCTGCCGAGTGGACTGACGGCGATCAGCGCGATTGTAACGAGAGGTATATGATATGAGACTGGAAAATGAAGACGTCCTGCTTCACTGGCCCCTGGCCCAACACATCATCACCGCGGGCTGGATCTACAATGACGGCAGCCTGCACCGGGCGCTGGATTTCCGCGCAGCGGTGGGCACGCCAGTGTACGCTGCGGAGGCCGGCACGGTTGCAATCGCGTACCACTGGAATGGCAAGCGCACCAGCGGCGATACAAACAGCTATGGCAACATGGTCAAGCTGAAACACGCTACATACAAGTATGGTACGCTCGAAACGCTGTACGCACATCTTAATAAGATTGTTGTCAAGCAAGGTCAGCAGGTGCAGGAGGGTCAGCTGATCGGCTACAGCGGCGATACCGGCAACTGCTATGGAGCACACCTGCATTTTGAAGTGCGCTGGAAAGGCCAGCGTACCAACCCGCTGAACTGGCTGGATGCTGATTTCAGCACGGCCAGCAGTGCGGTCAAGCTGGGCAGTTACAGCAGCATACAACACACAGAGGAAGTGAAGCGCATGTATTATGCAATCGACGTATCGAAACACCAAAACAAATTTGATTGGCAGGCAGCCTACAGCAAGGGCATCCGCCACGCCATGCTGCGCGCCGGGTATGGCCGTTACAGCAGCCAGGTTGACCCGCAGTTTGAGCGCAACGCAGCGGAATGCGCCCGCCTGGGTATCCAGTACGGCGTGTACTGGTACAGTTATGCAAGCACCCCGGAGGAGGCACGCCAGGAGGCCCGCTGCTGCCTGGCCGCGATCAAGGACAAGCACCTGTGCCTGCCGGTGGCCTATGACATTGAGTATGAGCCGTGCATTTTGCGGCTGACCAACGCTCAGCGCACCGCGCTGGTGGAAGCGTTCCTTGGCGAAATCGAGGCGGCGGGGTATTACGGCATCCTGTATGCTAGCTGCAATTTTATTCGCAACCGCCTGGACTACAAGGCGCTGTCCAAATACGATATCTGGGTTGCCCAGTATGGCAGCACATGCACCTGCCCCCTGCCGTATGGCATCTGGCAGTACAGCAGCCGCAACGCTCTGGGCGTGCCCGGCTACGGCACCAGCCTGGACTGCAACCGGGTCTATAAGGACTATGAGCAGCTGATGATCCAGGCGGGCCTGCAGGGCCACACCGCGCCCACACCGGAGGATACCACCCCCAACAAGCTGGACAAGCAGCGGATTACCATTGGCCGTATCTCCAGCGGCGACCGCAGCACCATCCGCGCCCTGTGCAATGGGCTGGGGCTTATCTCCGCTGGCCTGTACCGCGAAACCTGTGCAGCTGGCAACCAGTGGATGCTGGACGTTGGGCCGGTATCCAGCGGCGACGCCTGGTACATAATGCGCAAGTGCGCAGAGCTGCAGCTGATTGATGCAGGGCTGTACAAGGCCGAGTATGTGGAGGTATGAGCATGGATGCTATCATCGTTGCCCTGGTCACCGGCGGGCTGAGCCTGCTGGG